CGGACCTTTAAAGAGCTCGGCTATGAATTTATCCAACCAAACGGCGCGCCATCTGACATCATGCTCGGCTTCGGATCCGCCGACCATTACTCACGCCTCCTCGACGATTAATTCCATAAAGGAGTTTTGAATGGTAAAATTTACGCCGCCGCCACCGGTACGAATTTGATGTGTGAAAGTGACGGTTGAACCGGGTGAATAGGTTCCGGATGTTAGAATGGTATCCGCGGTTCCCCACGTGTCTCCGATAGCCAACGCTGTGACCAATGAGGCGTTGCCGATGTAATTATTCCTTCCGTCATTCAATATGTTTTGAAAGTTTTGGCGCACGTTTGCAGCGGTCGCGGTTCCTTCGCCTACCATCCTGACGTGGGCGCGGAACGCCCCGCTCTTGCTGGCGGCCGGAAATGTTAGCTGTATATCCTCAATTGTATATGTTGAGCTATTCGCCGGGGCAGTGATGATGCCAGGCTGCGAGGCAGCAAAAAACTGGCGCACAGGAAATTGCGATATGTTTACTGCATGTGTGGATGCCGTTCCCTCCGCGACGTTGATCGAACCGGCACCAGACTCGCTTAAGTGAAAACTACCAGCCAGAATGACCCCGCCATAGGACCAATCCGCCAGAATTTCTCCGCCAGAAAGCGGCACGCCACCCTGCAACACTTGGAGATTAGATAGGCCATTGATGCTGATGAACGTCGCTGCCGAATTCGCCTCTGCAGCCTTGAAGGTTACCCATGTCCCATCTTTATACGCCGTCAGCGCTGGCGAAAGCGAAACAGTAATCAAGTTTGCACTTCCGCCCGCTACCGCATAGTTTGTCGAGCCATTCTGAATAATCTGAGTCAGCCCGGCCACAGAGTTTATGAATGGGGCACCAGGCGCCAGTGCGATCTGTCCATTGATGGTTTGGGTATCGCCATTTTTGATCGTGACAACATATAAGGGCACATAGCCGGCAGGTGTTGCCGGCGTGATTTGGGTACCTGTAAGCGCCGGCGTTCCAGCTACTATCTGAAGCTGAACCGTATCCTGTCGTGTCGTAACTTGCGCGGCTGAATTATTCGCTGGGCCGCTGAATGGCTGCGACGGGATCGCGGCATTGTAGTAAGGCAATACGGCTGCATTGATATCCTGCTCAATGAATGCGGCGGACACCAGATAATTTGTCGAATAGCCTACAGATGCCGGGGCCGCATTTGCAAGTCCAAGATCCACCCCAACCGCGAGAATACCGGTTTTCAGCACATTCGTCGCGGTATCCGTTCCCAGCACGCCGTAAGCGCTCGGATCTGTCTCCTGATACGAAAAGAGAAATCCACGTCCGACATTTACGGCGAACGCCGAACCAGCCACCGCCGTGTTTGGAACAGCAGTCACCGTCAGCCCAGCGACCTGGGTGCTTTGTCCGAGAATGGACTCGGCAACCGCACCGACGCCAACCATTGCGTATTTGCCGACAGATAAGAAGTCCTCCACGCGCGGCAAAGCACCGGCATAGCTTATTACGCGATCGGTCATACAAAACTCCGTTAGGTAATTTGGGTCCAGGCGATGTATCCCACAGGCATCCATGCAGCGATTTGCTGATAAATAATGGCATCTGTAATGGAACCCGGTACCGACTGCGGATCTACAAAGGCGAGTGATCCACCGCCCGCAACTGGCATGCCCTGTGTTGCAAATCCGTAACCGCCGCCGATTGCCGCTACATACTCGGTCGATATGCCGCCTTGATTTGCGAAGACATAATATCCCGTCAACGGCGCCTCAACGGTAATAAAAACCTGGCAGGGCAACGCCATCGAACCCCATAACCCGGCACCGCTGTCGCCCAAATCATCGTAGAAGGCAAATACGCCGCCGCCAGCGACTGGATCACTCTGCGTAGCCCATCCCCCTGTCTGCGCCACGTTATTGGGCTGAAATATGCCAGGGGTGTTACCGGTGAGTTGCTCCAGCATCGACATCATGCCGTTATAAGTACCCCGAGGCGCCGTCAGGTTATATTGAATCCGCGTTGCATAAGCCGCATCAGATTCGTATTCCAGCCGAGGCAGTCCGCTGCCAAAAAAGTCTTGCGCCGCCAGGTCAAGGAATGCGCCGCTCGCCGACGCAATCCGTTGCTGCGCCTTTGCAAACACCGTCATCCCGTAGATGAGTGAGAACATAAGCGCCGGCGCCTGCAACACCGCCAACAAACGCGGCGCCACCGCTGGGAACCAACCGCCCGGCAAAAGCCGTAACAGACGCCCCGTGAAATCCGCTTGGTCGTAAACCGGCAGAATGGCTGTTGTTAGAACGCCATCGTTATTCAGAACTTGAAAATCAATGGTCTGCCCGCTCGGCAGCGTTGCCATGGTACTCGATACGATGCTGGCCATCAGCTCACCGTCACTGTACCGGCGCGCACCACCGTTCCAGGTGATCCACCAATATCCGCCGTCCCGCCATTGAGTGTGGCGCTTGCAACGTTGGTCACGTTTGCCGAAGCGTCATATGCAATTTTGAAAATAGCGCTATAAGGTAGCGGTGCCGGGGCGCTCGATGTGCTAACCGGAAGTGCCGAAATATAAGCGGTGATCGCTGCTGCCACCAGCGGCAATGCCGCCGCCTTCTCCACCAAGGTGGCGCAGGTAATCGTCAACGCAATATTGGCGGTAATGACAGGTGCCTGCATAACCGTGCAGATCGCGCCAAGCGCCAGCATCGAAGGCCCAGTTGCCGCGGTTGCAACGGCCGTTAGCGTGCTGCTTGGCGTCGCCCCGCTGCCGTCATCTACTGCAATCACACCGTAGCCGGGTGCAAATGCACCACCTACGGTCTGCACACCCGACAGCACCGCGCATGTCAGGTTTTGCGCCACGCCAAGAACGGCGGACTGCAGTGCAACAGGCGTGGCTTTGGCTAGCGATGTTAGAAACAGGCCGAACCGCGCCTTGAATGCGGTATCACTCTCCGCGTTCATCCCATTGGTAAAGGCAGCGGCATTCGTCACCGTATCGACATATGGGATATTGCTGGTCACCAGACCGAGCGCACCTGCAATAATATTGCCGGCCACCCCAGCCACCGTATTCTGCACCGTCGCGTTAATGCTGGCGACACCGGCCGGGATGATGTAGGCGTAAGCGGTCGCGGAATACGCTGCCTGTGTGGTATCCGCCACCAGCACGAAACTCTGCGTGCCATCGGTGGTTTTTATCGTTGAGCCAACTTGTATCACCGCCTGCTGGGCAGCACTGTAGCGGGCAAATGCCACCTGCCCTGACGCCGCCGCGCCGGCTATGCGGGTAAAGCCGAAGTCAGCACAGAACAGATCGCAATCACTACCCGAACATGTAGCCAAGCGGGCCGCACTCAGCACCTGAGTCGTCAACCATTGCAGCCACAAATAGGTCCCAGCGCAAGCATTCACAAAGGCTAGCATCGCGGATCCCGGAGTCATCGAAATCGTAAATCCGCCGGTCGCAGCCGCGCCTTGAATTGCCGCAGACATATTTGCGACAATTTGGCTTTTTGTTTGTAACGAAAGCTGCATATCAGTTCCCCAACGGCAACGTTAAAATCTGACTTTGCCCAGTCGTGGCATCGGTATAGGTGATCGTAACTGTAATTACCGTTCCGCTCTGCGTGGCTGTCACCGTTGGATTTGGCAATTGCGCGACGCTCGCCTCCTGAAAGATTTGCGAGAGGATCGCATTGGTTATCGCCGCCAGATTTATGGGTTGTCCCACGAACTGCCCGAGCCCGGCGCCATATGCCAGATTCCAGATGTCTGCGCCCGCCGCGGTCAGTAACCGCTTGATCACATGCTGCTGTGTCTCATCCGCAATATACAAGAAATCCCCGCCGGCGCTGAGGTCTATGTCAGCACCGTAGAAATGCGAAATATCGCCCATCTCCTATCCTTGCGGCTCGCCGGTCTGCGTCGGCGGATTTCCACCCGGAACATAGGGGTGGGTGTGCGGTGTGAATGCAATCCCGGCAGTCGTTGTTTCGACCGTGACGTTCAGTGAGCCGGTGATGTTCACCGTTGCATCCCCCCCATTGGGCGCCGCGATATTTAGCGTCGGCGTGACCATCGAAATTGCACCTCCGGCCCGCAAATACAGCAGCGAGCCAGTCTCGTTTTGAATCATAATTTCTCCCGGCTCAGCACCGGTCGGCGCTGGGTCTACATCGGAGAAGTAGAAACCGGTAACCACCCAATTCTGCGCATCTCCGACCTCCGGCTGAATGAACGCCTGAGCGCCAATCATCGGTGGCATCAGAACTCGCCAGCCATTGCCCAGATATCCGGCAGCGCTTGATAACACTGGGATCCATCCCGTCTCAGGTGGCGCCCCATCGGCGGGATTCCATGGCATGATCTGTACCTTTGCCATCGGTGGTGTTGCCTGCCAGCTGGTGACAATACCGGATCGATTTGCCGCCGAAAGCGACGCGATCGCGGCGATTTCCCGACGCTGCGCATCTGTAAAGCTCATCGCGCACTCCCCAATAACTGCCCAGAATCACCATCGTAAGTCTCCAGAGGCGATGAGAATTTCGCGTCCACGACAGTCGTGGCACCACATTCCGTCGCCACCTCATAGGTGATTGTAAGTGGGTAATACGTCATGTCGTAATCTGTCCCGGTTCCGGAAACCGACATCAGCGTCTGCGGATTCATCAGCGCCAGCGACGGAATAGTCACCCTTACATATCGTTCATGCGCGGAGATGTCCAAAGCAAGTTGTTGCGCTTTCGCCAGACACTGCGCCTGGCTCAAGTTAGGGATCTCGTATAAATACGTTGAGGCCTTCAGTCCGCGATCAATGCTTTCGTCCTTTGTCTTGGTTCGCACCGTGGCCGTAATCGTCGTCTTTTGTCGGCTGCTCCATGAGTTGACCGTTACGATTACATCACGGGCGTAAGTCATATGCCGCTCAAATACCAGGCCGGTCACGCCCGCAACCAGCAGACCGTTGGCGTTGCGCGTTAATTCCACTGGAAAAATTGGCGGCTTGGCGCCAGGAGGATTGAAATAGAGTGTCGATCCGAAGACATAGGGAATAATGCCCTCCGCCTGACCCAGCCGGGAAAGCATATCCCACTCATTGCTCGCCTGCGAGAAGTCCCCACTACTGGTCTCATCATGGTCAATATCGTAGATGCGGCCGACAATGGTGGTTGTCGGTGTAATTTGGGCTTGCAACCCATGCTCGGCGGCGAGTTGCTCCGCAATCTCGCTCGCCGTAAGGTTCCTGTAAGTCGAAGCGATCCTGGTGTCGATCATGCTGGCAGCGAGGTCACGGCCCGCCAGGTCGATCGTGTTTGCGATTGCGTCATATATATGACTGTCCGCATTGCCGGTGATTATCGGGAAGAATGTACTTCCGTCAACCGACAATTCAATCGTTACCAGGATCGTCTTATTTGCCGTTGCGGCCCACCATGATGCAGGAAAACTATCGTTCGGCACAAAGCCCTTAGTCAGACAGAAACTGGCTATTTGGTAAGCATTCGCTTGCGTGATCCTTACCCTGCTGACGCCCTCCAATACGCTGCCATTTACCGTCACCAGAAATCTGGGATAATTCACCATACTTTGGCTCATCTGCGGCAGCCAATTTCCTGCATCGCGAGATATGCGTAGAGCAAGGCTATCTCATCGAGGCTCATGGCGATGGTCTCCTCGGGCGGAATCATCCGTTGCGCAAAATAGATCATAGCCGCGGCGCGGATCTCGGCCTCACGTTCGCGAGTCAAAGCGTTGGAATCCCGTCCGTCGAGCTGGTCTCAACATCCGGAATCACCAGAATAACCGGCGGACCTGAAATGACCGGATCGGACAGACCATTCTGCACCATGATCCGGTAAAACTCCGTTGCATCACCGAGGTATTGCGCGGCAAGACTGAAGCAGTCAGTCCCCGTCACCGTCACTTCGATGGTCACGCGCTTGCCCTGGCAAGATTTTGTTGCGCTCTGATAACGTACCCTTGCGCGGCGCTGAGATTTGCCGCGTCACCACACGCAGCCAACGCATTGCTCACATCGCTGGAAAACCCGAACGTGTCGAGACCCGTGGTTGCAGCCTGTGTCAAAGACTGCAGCGATACGCCCAATGGCGCCAGCGTAGCGTCGGCTGTACCGGACGCCATTTGTAGAGCCGACGCGGCAGTGTTCACGGCGCCCATCGCGGCTGCATATGCTGCACTCCCTACGGTGGTAGCATTCGTGGCCGAGGCGGCGATCCCG